CTTCCTTGGAAGTTATACGAGTATGCTGAAGAATATCAGAAAGATACTCGGAGAAAAATATAATGGCAAAAAGAAATAGGCTAATATCAGCCGCTAACTTAAGTTTACAAGAAATAGAACCTCTTACAAAGAATCAGTTAAAAACTTTTGAAGCCGACAAACACTTAGTATTACATGGAGTTGCAGGTACAGGTAAAACTTTCATTTCATGTTATCTTGCCTTTGACGACATACTAAAAAATGATAAAGAAAAATTAGTAATTATTCGAAGTGCAGTTCCTACTCGAGATATAGGGTTTCTTCCAGGAAATGAAAAAGAAAAAAGTTCAGTATACGAAGAACCTTATAAAGATATATGTATAGAGTTATTTCAGCGAGGTGATGCCTATGAAATACTTAAAACGAAAAGCATAGTACATTTTATGACTACTTCATTTATTCGTGGCATAACATTAAGAGATGCCGTAGTATTAATAGATGAGTGTCAAAACATGACATTGCATGAATTAGATTCGATTATAACCCGAATCGGAGAAAACTGTAGAGTTATTTTTTGCGGAGACTTTCGACAAAGTGACTTATCAGACAATGGTCTTTCTCAGTTCATAAGGATATTGAAAGCGATGGGAGAGTTTGAATTAGTTGAATTTGACCCAGTAGATATTGTAAGAAGTGGCTTTGTTAAAAAATATATAATGGCAAGAGTAGACCTAGGAATATGAAAGCAGTATTAAGTAATCGAATCTATATGGATTGCGGAGACGAGCTAAGAAGTAAGATTGATAAAGAACTTACTTATAAAGTTCCAGCTCCCAATCCCGTAGACCCGCCTATTGTGATTAAAAACATGGGCATTGTTAATAGAAATCTTGTTACACTGCCTATTGGTCGTACGGATTTGATTCCTGATGACTATGAAATAGTTGATAAACGAATAAAGATGCCTATAGAGTTCCCAGAATTTAAGTATGATTTAAGGGACAGCCAAGCAGAAGTCTATAATGACATAGAAGATAATGCAATTATTAATGCTTGGGTGAGCTGGGGTAAGACCTTCACGGGGTTGGCCATAGCTGGAAAACTTGGACAAAAGACCCTAGTAGTTACTCACACAGTAGCACTTCGTACACAGTGGGCAAAAGAAGTAAAGAAAGTTTATGGATTTGAGCCAGGGATTATTGGTAGTGGCAACTTCGATATGGATACTCCTATCGTTGTCTCGAACACTCAGACTCTCTACCGAAACATAGACAAGATTAAAAAGGAATTTGGGACAATCATACTAGACGAGATGCACCACGTAAGTAGTCCAACTTTTTCCAGAGTTTTGGACACAAATTACTGTCGCTATAAAATTGGACTATCAGGAACGATAGAAAGAAAGGATGGCAAGCACGTTGTATTTCGTGACTATTTTAGCCCAAATGTGTACAAACCACCAAAGGAAAACTTTATGACTCCTTCGGTCGATGTTTTTCGTTCAGAAATACGTTTTATGGACGGAGCAAGAACACCTTGGGCGACCCGAGTGAACAATCTCGCTAACAATGAAGAATATAGGCACACAATCGCTATGTTGGCAAGTGCTTATGCAGCGAGAGGACACAAAGTCTTAGTAGTCAGTGACCGAGTTGGTTTTCTAAAAAGATGCGCAGAGCTCAGTGGTGAAGATGCAGTTTGTGTTACTGGAGAAGTCCCACACGAACAACGTGAAGATTTGGTAGATGAGATACTTTATGGTAAAAAGACTATACTCTATGGAACTCAATCGATTTTTTCTGAGGGCATCTCAGTAAATAATCTAAGTTGTCTTATCCTAGGTACTCCTATCAATAATGACCCTTTACTTACACAGCTTATTGGTAGGGTTATTAGAAAAGACGAAGGCAAAAAATCCCCAAAAATTGTTGACATTCATTTAAAGGGAAACACTGCGAGAAAGCAAGCTTCAAATAGGATCGGGTATTATATGAAGCAGGGTTATGAGATTAAACAGCTATAAAAAAATAGTTCTTGACAAAAGTATAAATATTTGGTATAATAATGCTCTTATTCAACTGGAAAAAAGTTTTTAGAATTTCAAAAGGCAATTTAAATACTTGTCTTAATATTATGCGTACTATTACGTATAGACCGACACCAAAGAATAAGTATGATTCAGCGTATAATTACTCTGACATCGACTTTACGGGCGAAAGTTACTTAGTAAATGCTGAGAAACTTTTTGAAAACGCCTACAGATATACAGAACGAGAAATCGGAACGTATATATCTCTTGCTGCAGCTAGAAATTTAGCGAATTTCTTAGCAACAGGAGATACAACTATAGATACTCTTCTTCTTCCTGAAGATGAGATAATTTTTGAAGAAATAGACAATAACAGGCTACTTAGTGTAGATGAGGAAGGTAAACTTCATTTTCTATTCGAAGAAGTCCAAACGGAGAAAATAACATGGCATTAGCATTTAATCAAACCAAAGGCGAAGCACAGAAATCTAGCATCGTCACATATCAATACAACGACGGAGACAACAAAGTTCGTCTCGTAGGAGATGTCCTCGCTCGTTACGTGTACTGGGTAAAAGGTGAAAACGACAAGAACATTCCTTTGGAGTGTTTATCCTTTGACCGAAATGAAGAACGCTTTAACAACAAAGAAAAAGACTGGGTTCGTGAGTTTTATCCTGACCTGAAGTGTGGCTGGAGCTACGCTATGCAGTGTGTAGACAATGGGCAGGTTAAAGTCATTAATCTGAAGAAAAAGCTTTGGGAGCAGATTCTTACTGCTGCTGAAGACTTAGGCGACCCAACAAATACAGAAACTGGTTGGGACATTTGTTTCAAACGTGTAAAGACTGGACCTCTTCCCTACAATGTTGAGTATCAGTTACAGGCTCTAAAATGCAAGCCTCGCGCTTTGACTGAAAGTGAGCTGGAAGCAGTTGTAGATATAAAGTCTATGGACGAAGTAATGCCTCGTCCAACTCCAGACGCTCAGAAAGAGCTGTTAGATAGGTTGCGTAATGCACCATCTAAAGATGAAAATGATGTTGAAACCTTGGAAGATGAGTTTAACATCGGATGATCCTGTTTACAGCGGACTGGCACATAAAACTGGGACAGAAAAATGTCCCAGTTGCTTGGGCATTAAATAGGTACAATCTATTTTTTGATAAAATTCGAGAAATAGAACGAGAGTGTGTAATGCACATTATCGGTGGAGACTTATTTGATAGAATGCCTACAATGGAGGAGTTAGAGTTATACTTTTCTTTTGTACGTGGAGTTTCTACTCCTACAATAATTTATGATGGCAATCACGAAGCGACAAAGAAAAACAAAACATTCTTTTCGCAATTAAAAAGAGCAACAAGAGATATAAACCCTCTGGTATCAATAATTGATAATTCCTATATAGATGAGAATCTAAAGTTTGGAATATTACCTTATTGTGAACTACATAGAGCAAAGAGTATAGAGGCTTTCGATAGTAGTATGCCTCTATTTACTCATGTTCGTGGAGAGATTCCTCCTCATGTAAAACCAGAAGTAGAATTATATCGCTTCGATTCATTTCCAGTAGTGTTTGCAGGAGACTTACATTCTCACTCAAACACTCAGAGAAATATTGTATATCCTGGTAGTCCAATGACTACTTCTTTTCATAGAAAACACGTGGATACTGGTTATCTACTTATAGATGAGAATAACTGGAATTGGTTCTGGGAAAAGTTTGACTTACCTCAGCTAATTCGTAGAACTGTATCTTCTCCTGAAGATATGGTTTCAACAGACTACGACCATACTATCTATGAAATAGAAGGTGATATACAAGAGCTTGCTGCTATCAAAAATTCCGAGTTGCTAGATAAAAAAGTTGTAAAGAAAAACTCAGAAGCTTCTTTGGTTATGACTTCTGACATGACTGTAGAAGATGAGTTAGTAGAATACTTACTTTATATCTTACAAATAAAAGAAGAAAACTTAGAATCAATATTAGGTATTTATAATGATTACTCTCAAAAAGCTCAAATGGAGTAACTGTTTTAGCTACGGAAAAGATAATGAGCTAGACCTTGATGATAGTACTTTAACTCAAATTATTGGAACTAACGGGATGGGGAAGTCCTCCATCCCGTTAATCATTGAGGAAGCTTTATATAATAAAAATTCCAAAGGCATTAAAAAAGCAGACATACCGAATCGACTAGTAAATGATGGATATGATATTTACTTATCTTTTACAAAAGATGATTCGCTGTATGAAGTAACTGTTAATAGAAAAAATAACATAAAAGTAAAGTTCGAAAAAGATAGCGAAGATATTTCTAGTCATACTGCTACAAACACTTATAAAAACATTCAAGAAGTTTGGGTGCAGATTTTAAGACGTTTACGCAGTTGGTTTACCAACATCCTAATAGCAGCTTACAGTTCCTAGTAGCAACAGATACAAATAGAAAAAAGTTTCTAATTGATTTGTTACATCTGGAAGAATATGTAAAGTTATTTGACGTATTCAAGGAAGCCGCTAGACTCTCTTTTAACCGTAAAAATAGTATTGAATCAAAAATTGCAACAGTTGAAAAATGGTTGAATGATAATAAATTAAGTGATACAACCATACTGCCACTGCTAAATTTTGAAATTGAGACGGAAGATGAAGAGAAAGAATTGCGTTCTCTGACGGTAGAATTTGAAAATATCTCGGAAAAAAATAAAAAAATTTCACAAAACAATAAATACATTGAGATACTCAAGTCCATTGATATTAATGAGGCTAATAAGATTAATGTAGGAAAGAAAGAATCCTATGACTCTTTACAGAGTGAAGGCGGTAAGTTAAAATCTGAAATTACTGCTGCAAAAAGTTTTCTATCTAAAATTGAAAAACTTGGTGACCATTGTCCTACGTGTGAACAGGACATAAATGCAGAATTTAAACAAGGACTGATAGATAAAGAACTTGATAAAATAAATGAAGCTACTAACAAGTTAAAAGATGAAATTATACCTGAAATAGAGCGTATCAAAGCAAACAATACTCTTTATGATAAGAAAATTAGTATCGAGAATAATTGGCAAGATGTTTATAAGTCTATAGATAAATCTTTGCAAACATCTCTTGTTGATAGAGATGCGCTTGAAACTAGGATAGAAGAACTTCGTAGCGAACTTCGTAAGAAGAAAGCCGAAGTTACTACTATAACAAAAGAAAACGAAGAAAGAACTAAGCATAATACTAGACTCCAAGTAATACTTGAGCAAACTGAAAAGTTTGAAAAAGACCTTTCAGACTCTCAAGAAAGTTTAGAGCAGGAAGAAACACTTAATATTAACCTAGAAATATTGAAGAAAGCCTTCAGTACGAATGGTCTTATCGCTTATAAAATAGAAAATCTAGTTAAAGAACTAGAGACTCTTGTAAATACATATTTAGCAGAGTTATCTGATGGTAGATTTACTCTGGAATTTATAGTACAAAATGATAAGTTAAATGTTCAGATTACTGACAATGGAATAATAGTAGACATTTTAGCACTTTCTTCTGGAGAACTCGCAAGAGTAAACACATCGACTCTGATAGCTATTCGAAAACTAATGAGTAGTATATCAAAGTCAAGACTGAATATATTATTTCTTGATGAAGTAACAAACGTACTTGATGAGCCTGGTAGAGAAAAGCTAGTAGAAGTATTATTAGCAGAAGAAAATCTAAACACTTACATTGTAAGCCACGGATGGACTCACCCTTTACTAGAAAAGATAGAAATAGTAAGAAAAAATAACATCAGTTGTTTAGAAAGGTAGCATATGGTAGATTCAAGAGCGAAAGGTGCAAGGGGTGAATACC